CTTCAACATTCCAATACAACATATTCCAGAATGATCTGTTCCAGTTAGGAGAAGAGGCTTTACATGTAATAGGAATAAGGAGAATGATAAACGAGACTGTTGCAGGAACAGAATCATTTGCAAGAAGAGTTGCAATATTAGTTGCAGAGACAATAGCCACCACAGAGAATTTGTTAAGAAGAAGGGCATTAGTAAGGTTAGCAAATGAGTCTGTATCAGTACAACAATTTAGGCAAAGACTTAGAGTGATAGTGAAAATGCTAGGTGAAACCGTAGTAACTACAGAAACGTTACTCAGAAGACTTGCTATATTAAGAGCATTCGCAGAAAACATGTCTGTTCAGGAAGGAACTTTGGTCAGAAGGATATTAAGAAGAGTAATATCAAACATTGTATCTGTAGGAGATAATAGAATACCACTTCGTGCATTAAGAAGAATGATAAATGAAACGGAATCTATTCAAAGCTTTAGGCAGAGAATTAAAACTATACGAAAACTTGTAACAGAGACAGTAGCGTCTACAGAAATATCTAGAACAATAAGAGGAAGAGTGAAGGCAGTTGCAGAAATCATTAATATAGTAAAGGCAGGTAGTGTATTCCAAAGCATGTTCCAGAACAGTGTGTTCCAGATAGGTAAGGAATATCATAAACTACAAACTCTAGGAAGGTTTGCTAATGAAACTGTATCGTTGGTTGACTCACAAGTAAGAAGATTATCAATTAGAAAACTTGTGGCTGAGACAGTTGCTGCTGTTGAAGACCTAATTCCAAGAGGGGTATTTGTAAGATTTGCGAACAGTACGGTTGCAATATCAGAGGGATTCATCAATAGATGGGTCAAGTTGGCAAACGAAATTGTAACCACTGCAGAGTCATTAGTACATTTACAGGCGTTAATAAGAATAGCAAACGACACAATATCAGTTCAAAGCTTCAGACAAAAAATAAGGGCAATAAGAAAATTAGTAGCAGAAACAGTGAGTTCGTCAGAAACAATGAATACAATACGTGGAAGAATTAAGAGTGTAATAGAAACAGTTGCTATAAACGAATCATTGTTAAGGAGACTTGCTTTGGTTAAGTCTGTATCAAACACTGTAAGCATAGTAGAAACAAAACTAAGATTACTTGAAATATTAAGAAGTGTAGTAGAGACAGTAGGAATTGTAGAGTTGGTGGTAAAACTCAGAGGAATAGTCAGAAGTATATCTGAGACATCTGCAATATCTGATGCATTCAATAAATTAAGGGTTATAATAAGATTGGTAAACGAAAATATGTCACCTGTAGAAACATTATTACGAAGAATGACATTACTCAAGGCATTAGCAGAGAGTATATCAATACAATCATTCAGAATCCCACAAAGATTGTTATTAAAGATGGTAAACAACACTGTATCATATGCAGAATCAATAATTAAACTCAGAGGATTGGGTAAGATAGTAAACTCTACAGTATCAATTTCAGAATCATTGTTAAGGGTACGTGTATTAGTAAGGATGGCTAACGAAACAGTATCAGTTCAGTCATTCAGAGAAAGAGTCAGGGCAATAAGAAAATTGGTAAGTGAGTCTGTTGGTATAAGCGAAGGATTTATCAATAGATGGGTAAAATATGTCGGTGAGACGGTATCATCTACAGAGTCAACATTCAAAAAACGTGTAATAATACCAATAGTAAATGAGGTAGTAGCAATAACAGAATCCATAAAAACATTTGCAGGATATATAAGATATTCCAATGAAGTGTTATCAATAGTAGAGAATATCACCAAAAACCTTCAATATGGTTTGGTTAAACAGAGTAGAACAGGTAGAATATTTGGAAGGGGAAAGACGGTGAAAGTATCAGATAAGACCAAAGATGTTAAACTAACCGATAAATCCAAGATTGGCAGACTAGCAGATAGGGTTAAAAATATAAAACTATTTAAGCGAGATAAGGGTGTAAAAGGAGTATAGGATGTCTCAAAATCTATATCCAAGAGCAACGGAATACAGAGTAAAATCTGGAAGTAGGGCTACGTTAGAACTTACAATCCAAGACTCTACAGGTACTGCAAAAAGCCTATCAAATGCAGTTACATATTCTACAGGTGTGTGGAAAGTATGGAAACCAGACGGAACACTGATAATTAATGGAGCTATAACATACTCAGACAGAGCCAACGGTAAGGTATCATATGCATTATCAGCAACAGACACAGCAGTGGCTAATGCAGGTAATTGGGAGGGTGAAGTAGAATTATTCAACTCAGCAGGAGTAATGTCAGAACAGACGAAATCTTTTAATTTCACCATTGAGGAGAGTTATTAATGGCAGATTTAACAGTAATAGCATCAGGAACATGCGAAGAATGTGGTCACACACAAACAGCACATGAAGGAAATAAGGGATGTAATGCACCAAACAACGATAACCCAAGCATTCCTTGTGGATGCGAAAACATAGGCAGTTACTAAGGTTTATATTAGGAACATCATACAAAACTGTATGATAAAACTACAGGATATAAGCGATAAAATATATTTTGATTTTAGGAAGTCTCAGGTTAAGGCTATGGAGACAGAAAGACTTGGTAAAATTCACGTATCTGATGTGATAAAACCATGTATGAGGAACGTCATATATAGTAAGATATTACCACATACAGGTATGACAACCGAAGATATGAGAAGTCTATATCTAGGTCAGGCTATACATAATGCATCACAAGTAGGAGAATTAGATAATCATGAGATGTTTTTAGGTTATAATTATATTCGTGATGAGGTAGTCACATTAGATGAGGCTAAAAGAATACCAAAAGATGATCCAAAACATCTAGATATAATATATGGTTCTATCGATGACTTGGTAAAAGTTGGTCAGGAGTGGGTTATTACTGATAAAAAAACTACAGGCTCTATAGATTACTTCTCAAGGTATAATGCAAAACCAAGTGAAAGTCATGTAGATCAAATAAATTGTTATCGAGTTTTGTTAAAAAAGTGTTACGATATTGACGCACATTACGGTGCTGTTATATATATGTCAAATGGAATAGACAAGGAGAAAAGAGATAAACCAGTAGTAATGCCATTTAAACTAAAGTCTGTTGACGAAACACTTGAAAAAATAATAAAGCAAGGAAGAATAATAAAGGCTTCACTTACAAAAAAGGTTTTACCTGAAAGAACAAAATGTTTCCTTTGTGATGGTATGTGTCCTTACGCAACAAAGTGCTTCACAGAGGAAAATGATTCATTTGCCTAGCGATGACGAAATCAGAAGTATGATTTTATATCAGAAAGAATGCCTTCTACATATCCCAACTGATCCTGATGAATATAAAATCGGAAATAAGTTTATAGATGTTCCTGATGATGAAAGACGAGGAATCATAAAGGCTTTAAGGTGGATAATAGAAGATTATGAAGATATATTTCAACGCTAATAATAAGGCGCATCAAGAGGCTTTAGAACAATGTGGTGTTAAGAATGTCATGCTGTCATTTAGATACTCATATGCGAATATCGTCAAATTCAGGAATAAATTTGATAAAGTGTTTGTTACAGCAGGCACGGGTTCTATTCCTGAGAAATATTATGAGTTTTTACATGCGAAATTAGGTCTATATGACTATGCTACTCAGTTTGATGTTAGATATAATACAGTAGACACAATGCATTACTACAACAGAGAGAGATTAAAAGAAAATATTAATTGGACAATACCTGTGCTACAGGAAAATTATCTAAATCATTTATCTTTGTTAAGACCAGAACCAAATGACTATGTGTGTATAGGAGACATTCATGGTAAGTTGGAAACAGAGGATCAGATAAGAAAACTACCAATGAATATAAAATATCATGGTCTTGCGAAGGGAAAGCATGTAACACAAACCAGACTTTTTGAGAGTTTAGACACAAGTGGATGGGTATCTGCTGCAATGTCAAAGAAAACAGAAGTATGGAATGCAAATTCTACATACTCTATGTTCTTTGGTGAAAAGGGAAAGACAATGAAGCCAATGCTTAACCACATATTAGAGGTATATAAGGAAAATTTAGAGAAAGTTGGTATAACAAAGAACGGTGTGCTTGAAAATGAATACTATTCATTATTAAAAGCTCCTATGGCACTATTATTTATGCCTATGTGCAAGAGCTTGGGTATTTACAAAGAAAACTTTAATAAGTAACAATTACAAAAACAAACATGACAGATGAATTATTTAAAATAAAACCTGTGGGTGTTAAGAGTAAGGTAGTAATGGATAAACGCAAGGTCGTATCACCTTACAACTCTGCAAAGCATTTCAAAACAGCAAACCTCCCTGCGTATTGTAATCAGTGTGTTTACAGGTCTATGGAGTCTGGTGGTAATGATAAATGTCCAAAATATGAAGTTGACGCAGTATGTGCAATAAGAGAAGACTTTCTAAAGTTTATTAGTGAAATGGATACCAGAAATCCAGAAGATATAAAATCGATGTTAGACCTCTTGGCTAAATTATCACTTGAAAATGTACTCATGGCTCTAACAGAGGCTAAAATGGATGGTAATATACCTGACAGAAATACCAAGAGTGAAATAAACACACTACTTAACATAGTGAAATCAATAACAGATTTAAACAGCAAGATAGTTATGACCGAAGAAACTAAACTAAACAAGAAGGGAGATATAGAAAGTATATTTAAACAGATAAAGGCTCAGAGGTCTGAATAATGTTTGATCAGTATTTTTTAGAGATATTATGTGTGTGTTATCTTGTTGGTGGTATAACAATAGGTTACTATTTTAAATCATGGCGAGATAGAAATAAAAACAGTAAAACTGGTACAGGTAGATGGGATTATAAAGATAGACATTTAGGAGATGGTGAATTTAAATGAATAAACCATATGATATACGTCATTGTATTCACTGTGGTAAGGAGTTTTGTTGCACAGATGAAGTAATACTACATATAAAATCAAGACACATGGTGATAGGAAGTGGATAAATTACCAGAATATAAGAATGGACATTGTTTGAAATGTGGGTGTTATTTTCAAGTATCAGACGAAGTAGTAAAGGCAGTAGGGTGTGAATGTGATTGTCATGAATGATTTAGAAAGACATTTAGAAGAGTATAAGAAATATGAGTTGGAGTTAAATAAAAATATAGAAGTTGAAAAAGATCCACAACAACTATACTGGTTTAAAAACAGATTGAAATCTGTAACCAACAGAATAAGAGATGTAGAATACGAGATAAAAAATGGCTAGACCAAATAAAGAAGTATTGGAAGAAAGGGAAAACTTTCTACAAACAATAGCTGACTGTGCCAACAGTCCTAGTAAATTCAGCGAGGTGTTCTTAGAACATGACCTATTCCCATATAATAAGAAATATGTGGATTGTCAGGATAGATTCATAGTATATAGGAGTGGAAGACAGGTGGGTAAAACCATGTCTACAGCAGTAAAGGCTTGTCATTTTGCGTTCTTTGCACCATTAATGCTTACATCAGTAAAGAATGAATGTGTCATAGTGATAGCAGCACCTACACAAAATCAGGCTACAATCATGTTTAATAGGATAAGAGACCTAATAACAGATAATGAATTTCTAAATGGGTTTATTGTAAGAAACACACAGACAGAATTATGGGTTAGATTTTTAGATAATACAGGAGTATCAAAACTAATAGTTAGGGCTACAGGAGAGACGGGTGTCAGTTTGAGAGGTTATTCTCCTC